ACTCTTCAACTACTGCCATAGCTTTATCTGCTTCTTCTAATTGTTTTAATTTTTTTTGTGCTCTTTCATATCTATCTTTATATACTTTATTATTTTCAGGTCTTAAATTTCTATTTTCAGAAAAAACTGTTTCTAAATCTGTAATATTATTTTTTGCTGATATTATTGCCGCAGGTAAATTTCCAAAATCTGCTTCTGTTAACATTCCAAAATCTGGTTTAACAAAAGATGTTCCTTCAAACCTAGGAGTTACAGTTTCTGTTAATCCTGTTCTAGTTCCTGTTAATCCTGTGGAAGGTTCTGAAGGTTTTTTATTTTCTTCAGTGGTTGTAGGTGGTGTTCCTTTTAGTTGGGTTTCTTCATATAATTTTTTAGCAGTATCATATTGTACATCAGCTTTTAAAGACTCTGTCGCACCAAATGCTCTTGCACCCGCAGGTAATCCTATTTCTTCTTCTTGATAATTTCTAGTTACTTGTGTCATATCTATTTTATCAGGTTTACCGTCACCAGTTGTATCTACCAATATACCTTTATTTATAGCATCTTTTTCATTAAAGTATTGACCTATATTATGTAAACCATTTACTACAGTTCCAATAATTCCTCCAGTTTCTAAAGGATTTAAATCTTTTCTAGAAGGTTCATAATCATACTGTCCTGCTCTAAACTTTTCATCTTTTTCAGTAGTTCCTGTAGTAAAGTCTATATTTCCTTTTAAACTTTTTGCAACGTCTGTTAAATTTCTAGGTTCAGCTACAGTTGTATCTCTATCACTTTTAGGTTGTTCAATAGGAACACAAACTTTTTTTACTGGGTCAAACTTAAATCCGGGAGGACAGGGGTCAAATGCAGGTTGCTCTGGTTCTACGGGTTGTACAGGTTCCACAGTAGGTGGTGTTACTGTAACAGGTGTTTGTACTATGCCTTCACCTGCTTCTGGAAATTGTGTTTCGTCAAACTGTGGAAGCATTGGTGCTTCTATTTGTTTTAGTTGTCTTGCAAAACCCTCTTCTTCTGAACCATATTGTATAACTGCATCAGGTCCTATATACTTCTGACCTTGCATTGTCATAATACCATCAGTAGCAGAATTATACACTTCTTGTGTTGTATCTACTGTAGGGGTTTTAGCACTAAAAGGAAACATAATTCCTTGTGCTTCTTGTTCTAATTTTTTTTGTAAATCAGAAAGTGCTGACATTTATTTAAGCTGCTCCTTGAGGTTCATTATCTGGTGCAGTAAAGCCGCCTTCCCCTGCAACCTGTGGAGTTCCGACTCCGATGTTGCTACCTCCAGACCCTTGTGTGTCTGCGACATTTGCTCCTGCAGGTATTCCATTAGTAGGTCCCATGCCACCTTGTTGTGGGTTATTGCCTTGAGTTTGTTGATTTCCATTTACTTCTCCCATGAGTTTCATAAATATTGCTGCTTGTTCTGGGTCATTAACAACTTGGTCAGGGTCTACATCTAACGACTTTGCAATCTCTTTAATAATACTATGCCATTTAACAAAAGGTGCTAAGAACTGATTTGATGCTACTTGCATAAATGTCATTAATCTTTGTGACCTTACTTCTTTCATCATTAAAGAAGATGTGCCTCTTGCTTTAACATCTAAGTCACCTTGTATCTCAGGTATATCTTTATTAAACTGCATGTTCCAATGAAAAAAAGATTCACCTAATGGCTTTAATAAATAGTCATCAATGTTTTTGATAACTGTTTTAATATTTAAAGCAGCCGCACCCATTAACATAGACATACCGGAAGCTGTTCTTGTAGTAGATTGTATTCCTGTTTGTCCGTGTGAATACGAAGGTATACCTGTTGATTCATCTGCTAGTTGTCTAAATCTATCAAACATCTGCATGTTTTCAGGTGCAGTGTTTGGGAATCTTAATCCATGTATAGCCTGTCCTGTTTGACCACTTTGTCTTCTAAAAATTTTGCCCGGATAAACAGTCATGTCTTGACCGGGTACTAACATAGTTTCATCTACATCAAATACTAAATTTCCTGCTAGTGCTAAATTATCAATCGCCATTCTGGCATGACCATTCATAATTGTTTGTGCATCATCCATATTTTCTGGAATACCTACTCCAAAGAATTGATATGGATTAATCTCGTAAGGACAAACCATAAAAGGATTTCTTGCAGGTGTAAATGGATTTAATACTAATCGTAGTATCTGGCCATTGGAAATCCAAGCATTGATTTGTACTTCATCTAAGTCATCAGATATTTCATCAGGCATTTCTATACCTGCTTCTTCTACTAAGGCTTTATCCATTGTACCCCAGTATTCTAAGACTTCAAATCTATTTTTGTTAAACTCTTCTTGATTCTCTCTATCAAACAATGCAGTTTCATAACTTCTTGTTTCATAGTTAGGACCACCTTCTAATAAATCATTGATAGCAGATTTTCTAAAAAAAGGTCTATTAACTAAATCTCTAATTTGTGTTCTAGTAAAGATATGTCTTTGAATAATATAGTCTGCATCTTCAATGTTAACAGCATCAGGGTCAGGATATAAATCCCAACAACTAACTGCTTCTATTCTTGGAACTAATTTATTGATAGGTTTATATTCTCTTTCACCTTCATCATTTAGTGTCCACTTATGTTCTGACTGTTCGTAGTTAAAAGGTCCTTTAAGAATACCTGTACCTAGCAAACACATTTCAAATAAAACATGTCGCATTACAGATATTGCATGGGATTCCTCTAATTGGTCATGGATTAGAGTTTCCATGTTTTTAGCAGCCTCATTAGCAGGTTCTACTTGAGGCATTGTTTTTAAATCAGGAGCAGGTCCCTCATCAAAACCACCTTTAGCATACTTGTCTTTTAGTCCATTAAATATTTCATCAGCAGTCGCACCCGGAGATATTTCTCTTCCGTCACCTTCAAAACCATAGATGTCTTCCATACGAGCATCTTGCTGTTTTAAATTATCAGGTTTTATGTGTGCGTACTTAGCTATCCCTAGTGGGTCACTAGTAGGTTGTATTCCAATAGGAAATTTTCCTTGTGAAAATAAAACTTCTATTAGTTGTCCGTAAGAAGCTAATACTTTTGTTTTAGTTACCTTGACAAATACTTTAGACTTTTCAGAATCACGAAAAGCCATATCAGAACCATAGATACCTCTATAGTTTCGATAAGACCTTAACCATCGCTTTTCATCGTAAAGACGTGCTTGTTCTGATTCTTTTAATCTAGACTCGATAAGACTACCGAGATTACTATAAGAATCATCTTTCTCTTCCGATAAGGATGTTACCTCATCAGTTTCAGATGTCAAGCCACTTGTGTTGTTGTGTGGCATTTATACCTCTTAGTAATCTCTTTCGTCAGCCATTGAGAAGACTTTTCCATCTACTGTACTTTTCTTCTCTTTAGGGAAGTCTTTGTTTACTCCACCTTCAGCATAGTCAGCAGGAAAAGCTGAACCACCTTTTACAACATTAGTTTTGGAATCGCCTTGCTTAGAGGCTTCGTTTCCATACATGTTCTCAGGTAATTCACCCTGTACATATTTTTTCATGATTGCCATTTTATTTTTCTCCTTTTAGTTGTTTCTGTATGTAAGGTAATAACCAAGGATTGTCTACACATACAGTTGTTAGTCCATTCGCAAGAGTATTGCAAATTTTTTCTTCTTCTTTATCATCTAATTCTATTCCCCATTGATATACAATCGCATGTAATATTTCATGTATAAATGTATTCGCATGAGATACAGAATCTTCTGTAGAGGATAAAGCTATCATTCCATCTGATGCAAGAAACTGTCCGTTTATTTCATTACACTTAGATACTATGGAATCTAAATTTTTTACTTTATAATTTTTATATCCTATTTTAATATCTTTCATTAATATCCAAACACACTATCTGCAGGTTTTGCTCGTTTCGGTTCGTTTACTTTATCTATAAAATCTTGTCTAATAGGATGTATCGGTCTACTCATACAACCATAACGTAGTGCATCGTAAGCATGGTCTTCTGCGTGAGTATCTACATCTTCCGGATTATTTTTATCTGTCGGTAACATTGGTAGTGTTCTAATTAAATTAACACAGTTATCTAAAATAAATAAAGAAGGATATCCTGTTTCTTCATCCGGTCTTAATCTTTTATGTATTTCTAATTTACCTGCTATTCTACTTCGAGGACTTCTATCAGAAGGTCTCCAACGACATCCTTCTAGTATCATTGTCTCTGCAATACTCGGTCCTATATCCCCTCGTCTTGCCCAAGTAGAACTATCTAATACTCCGTATCGAATATATTCACCTTCTTCTGCATCTAATACTTTTCTAGCAAACATATCTGCCGTAACCTTTTGTGTGTACAGTTCTCTGTAAACGAATAGATTATTATCAAAGTCAACAGCTATCCATAAACAACATGCCGGTGAACTATATCCCCAGTCACATGCTCTGAACTTCATCCAGTTTCTTGGAATGTCAAAAGGTTTAATAACGTGTATATCTTTATTAAACTCTGGAAAAGATGAATCTTCAAATGCTTCCCAGTTACCGTCTAAAAATTGTTTTCTTTGTACTTCAGGTAACGATGCCAACATAGCATAATAATCATCAGTCTGCATCAGATAAGGATTATCTTCTAATTTAGCAGGAATAAATCTTCTAGATATTTTTTTAATACCTGTTGGTGTTTTAATTTCTATATCAAACTTTGTATTAGGTATGGCAGGGTCAACAAACATATTCTTTACCCATAGTGAACCTACATTTCCCGGATTACCTGTTGCTCTCATATAAACAGGAATCTCTGGGTCTACACTTCGTAAAGAAGACCGAAGAAAATTATATATATCTTCGGTAGGATATTGCGGTAATTCATCTATTCCAATCCAAGTATATGATTGTCCTTGGTAACGTAAAGCATCAGTTAAGTTTTCCGCATATCCAAACTCGATTCTAGCACCTGAAGGAAACTTCCATTCTTTTTCTTGTTCTCTCCATTTAGCACCGGGATAAGCTTTTGGATATAGTTGTTGTGAATGATTTATTAAATCTCTTAACTCAGGCATTGTCCGTCTAATTAATAATGCTCTGTGTTTTTGTTTATCACAATAACGAAGTGGGTCAACCAACATTGCGTATGATTTACCTCCACCTCTTGCTCCTCCGTAAAATACTTCTCTTTCGGATGCTGCTAGAAATTCTGTTTGTGGTCCGTCATTAGGTTCAAAGATAATATCTCTATCTTTGATAGCTTCTCTAATATTAGGAGTTGTTTCTTCAATCTTATCTTTTTCAATAAGTTGTTCTTTCCCTTCTAATACATTGTCAATCTTTTTTAATTTACTTTTGGTAGACCAATAGTTAGCTTGTGCTTTTTCTAACTGTTCTTTTTTTTCACGTAATAAATCTTGAGCAGACTTACGTGCTTTTTTTTCTTTAATAGTTAAAGGAGTATTTAAATCTTTTACTCTTCTTCTACCAGATTTTTTTGGTTTAGGTTCGCTTACCAACCTTTATGTATTACCCTTTTTAGCACTTCTCTTAATCCCATACCTGTCAGCTTTCTACCTGTATGATGTGATAACCATTCTGCAGTTTCTCTGTAAGAACAATTATTTTCTATAAACTTTTTTGCCTTTTTAATTAACTCCATGTGTTCTTCGTTTTGTATTAAAAAGTCAGGGTCTTCTTCTGATACTTCGTAACCATAAGGAATTACTCTAGCATTTTTTCTTCTAGCTATTTTAATTTTTTCAGTCATTGTTTTTAGGTGGTAATATAAAAACTCCGTGTTGAACTTTAGCTGTAATATCTAATTTTTCTTTTTTCGATAAACCTACTCTATCTAAAATTTGTTTGGCTGCTTCCATTCTAATATTAGCACCGGGTAAACTTCCGTCTTCATCTAAAGCATTAATCATACCCATACTGGCTCTTGGTGCAAAAGCAGCTAACTGTTCTTCTGCTCTTGTAATAATTTCTTCTTTTAATGCACGTAAAGGTTGATGGTAGTCTGCATATCCTGCAATCTCACCGGCCACTCTAGGATTACCTTGTGCCTCTCCAAACAAAGCAGTTAAAAATGTTTCTTGCTTTTCTGTTAAAGCTAATTCTTTTTTATTTTCAGGAACTAACATTGCGAACTTTTTGTAGATGTCTTTCTGTTCTTTCTTTTAACCACTCAGGAGATTTTCGTATTCCGACTTGTTCTTCTATTTGTCGTTCTCTCATTCCGTTACGAGCAGCTTCAATCATTTGGTCTCGACCTTTATGTTCCCCTCTTTCGATAAAGGAAAGTCTGGGTGCAGTTATCACCATCTCTACGTTTGAATTAGCAAGTGGCTTGGTTCTATCATTATACGATAGATACTCATCCCAGACTTTACCCGTCTTCTTATTTCTATAAGAATATATTGGCACTATTTTATTTTAATTGTCCTTGGTTTTTTTTCTTCTGGTAATTCTTGTTTTAATGTAACTGTCAGAATACCATTTTCCATAGTTGCATCTGTAGGCTCTGTATATTCTGCTAGTGAAAAAGTCTTAAAAAACTTTTTAGTAGAAATACCTTTGTACAGATATTCATCTTTGTCTGATTCCATTTCACCTTTTACAGTTAATGTATTGTCTTTAACATTGATGTCAATACTATCTTTTGTAAAACCGGCTAGTGCAAAATCTATTTGCCACTCTCCATCATTTATTTTTTTAATGTTGTAGTGTGGAAATCCTTTGGCATCAGTATTACTTACAATATCTAATGTATCAAAGAATCTATCAAACCCTACTGTGTAGGGCATATATTTATCTAGTGTAAAAGTCATGTTATACCTCCTTGCTTTAAGCTAGATATCAACGACCCCGAAGGCATCGTTAAACTTTTAATCTTTTTTAAAC